ATGATATTTCCGTATCTGTAGATATCGCACATTCTGATAATTGGGGTGATGGCGGAGGTGCGTTTATTTTGTTCTGTTGTTCTACAGCCTTTTTATGTCTAATACTTTTCTTATGTCTATATTGTGAATAATAATTATATTCACCAAAACATATAGTGCATGTTTGTGACTCTTTTTTTTCTGGATGAGCTTTTTGAAAATTCTTGTAATATTCATCTGGTTTTATTTTGTATTCCTTTCCATTAACTTTTTTTACTTTTTCTATATTTTGATTTTCCATTCTTTTATATATAATTATATATAAGAAAATTTTTTTAAATATTTTTGTGCGATTTTTTTGTGTGAATAAATTTGTCTAAAAATTTAAAAGGTATAAGAAATTTTTTTAGTGCGATTTTATTTAAAGAAAAAAAATATATAATTATAATATATATATAATATGGTAAAAATTAATTTAACTTTAGAAGCTCAAGAATGTGGAATTGAAAATTTAGTTCTATATGAACCAATTGATGTTAATGTTTTTGATAAGTTACTAAAAACAGATTTAATAAATGAGAATAAACCCGATTGGAAAGAGTTTGACCAATTAGTTAAATATAGAAATAATGTTAAAAATGGTCTTGCAAAAGTTGAATATGTTAGAAGTGATTTTATGGAGTTTGGAAGAGTAAATCCTAAAGAGGCATTGGGGCTTCATAATATTAGAAGAGAAATAAGGCATACATTAGCAAAAAATACTTTTGTTGATATTGATATTGAAAATTGTCATCCTGTTTTATTATATCAAGTATGTAAAGCCAATAATATTGAATGTGATTATTTAGAAGAATATGTTAATAATAGAAATAAATATTTAAAAGAAGTTATGGATACTTATAATGTTGATAGAGATAAAGCAAAGAAACTTTTTATTATAATTATGTATTTTGGAGGTTTTAATAGTTGGGCAGATGAGTTTAATATTAAAGGTGAACCTACTAAGAATTTAATTAGATTCAAAAAAGAAGTTCAAGAAATAGGTAAAGTTATTTATGAAAATAATAATGAAATTAAAAAAAATGTTAAAAAAAGAAAAACAGAACAGAAAAAGAAAGATTATAATGAAGTTGGAAGTGTAGTTAGTTATTATTTACAAGAATTAGAATGTAGAATATTAGAAAATATATATACTTATTGTACTAGAAATAATATTATTAAAAATAAAATAGCTGTTTTATGTGCTGATGGTCTTATGATTCAAAAAGAAAATTATAAATCAGAATTATTAAATATATTTAGTGATATTTCTAAAAAGAAATTTGGTTTTGATTTAAAATTTGTTGTAAAAGATATGAATAATGATTATTTGGACATTCTAGATAAACATATTTTATCAGATAATGAAATATCGTTAAGACAGATGGATGGTTATAATAATGATATTGATTTAAATTCATTTGAAATTTTTAAAATTACAAAGTTTGATGAGTTTTTTAAAAATGATTTAAATGAATTAGGTGAAGAAAAATATATTAAATTTTTTGAATTAACAAAATCATATAAGTATTTTAATAATTTTCATGCTTTTTTCTATCTATCAAGTAAATATTATATTATTAAAGGTAGTAGATTAGAATCATATGCTGATTTTAATAATTCTTTTAATGAATTTCATTTTTTTCATAATAGAATAAAATATAAGTTTACTAGTATGTTTGATATGTCAAAAAATAAAAAAGTATATTCAAGTTTAGATTTTATACCTAATAATAAATATGATGATGAAATCTATAATTTGTTTCAAGGTTTTAAATATGATTCCGAAAATAATGATTTTAATGATGAAATTGTTAAACCTTATTTGGATCATATTAAGTTTATTTGTTCTAATGATTCAAAACAAAATGAAGTATATGAGTATATTCTTAATTGGATGTCTCATATAGTTCAAAAACCCGAAGTTAAAACTGATGTTGCATTAGTTTTTTATTCTATTATTGAAGGAGCAGGTAAGAATATAATATTTGATATTTTTAGTAAGTTAATGGGTTCTTATTCCGCTAGATTTAAAGATACAGATGATTTAACTAGCCGTTTTAATTCTCAGATGATGGGAAAATTATTTTGTGTAGGTGATGAAATAAATGCTAGAGCACAAGAAGTAGCAAATGAATTAAAAGATATTATTACTAGAAAAGATGAAGTAATTGAATTTAAAGGTAAGGATAAGATTTTTTGTAAAGATTACAAGAATTATACATTTACAACAAATAATGAAAATGTATTCAAAGTTTCAAATTGTGATAGAAGATATTTATTTATTGAATGCCCTGATGAAAAAAAGTCATTAGAATATTTTACTCCCCTAGTTGACCTACTAAATGATGATATTAAATTAAAACATTTGTTCAATTTCTTTAAAACTAGAGATATTTCAAACTTTAATTCTAGAAATATTGTAGTTACTGAATACAAACAGCGTTTAATGCTTGCTAATGCTCCCTCTTATATCAGATTTATAAAAGATGAGCTTGATAATTATACTAATGAATATTTGACAACTGAACAATTATATAAAAAATCTATTGACTATGCTAAGTATAATAAATTATCATCAACTTATACACAGGACTTATTCAATAAGCAATTTAAAAGGGTTTTTGGAAGTTTCCAAAAGAAAAAAAATAATAAGTCTTATTACTATTTCCCCGAAAATTCTAAACTTGAAGTTAATGATTGTATTAGTAAAAATTTTTTAAATAATTCTTAATTAATATTTTTTGATTAAATAATATTAAATAATAATAAAAAAAAATTCTAAAGTAGGGGTGTCCGTTTTAATATCAAATCCCCTACTGTACAGTTTATTGTTTTTCGGCTGAGAATTTTGATTTAAATTTCATTTCTGCTTAAGAATTCTTATAATATATATATTTTAGTAGGGGAAGTAGGGGAAGTAGGGGAATTTATATATTTATTCAAAAAACAAGGGGGGTTATAAAAAAGTTTAAAAAAAAATCATTCCAACATCTGTAGTAGAGTTAAATCCAAAAACAACCCAATTATCGAGAAACCCCTACTTGTCACTTTACTTAAAGAAAAACAGATATAATAGAATATCTAAAATGGAAAAAGAAACAGCGACCAAATTAATAAATCTATTATTTGTAAAATCTGATAAATACAGTCATCATACATCTCATTATTTAAAACACATAATAGAAATAGTAGCAGATAATTTAAGATTACCAAATGCATACTTATTAAATGATAATTTTAAGGAATTAATGATAGAATTAGGATTTGAAAGAAAAGAAAAAATCACAATAACAAAAATTAAAGGAACAGTTACGGAAATACATAATGACGATATTTATAAATTAGAAATAGTTAATAAATATAATAGTTATAGTAAAATATCAAAAATACAATATAAAATAGAGAACTTATTAAAAGAATTTAATGAGTATAAAGAAAGAGATATTAATAATATTTCCATAATAAAACTAAATCAAATATATAATAAACTAAATAAAATTGAATTATTTAATTATTTTAAAGAATATTTTTATAAAAATAATAATCTAATACAATAATATGACTAATGGGCAGTCCCCTTTTCTAGATATAATAAAATCATAATATAGTCATCATGATTTTATTAACCAATCCATAGAATTTTAATAGCTAGCCAGTTAGGACTAAAATTATTATGAACCCAATTACCTTTAATCTTAGAAGCCCTTGCAAGATAGGCATCGCGGTGTTTTAAAGCATCTTCTTCACTAATATCACCCTTCTCTGACAACCAAGTATAAATAATAAAATCATTATTAGTCTTACTACCAAATTTCACACCATCATAAACTAATTTATGTTTTTTGTCATTAGATAAATGTAATAATTTTGGATTATAATTATATTCCTTTGCAATCTTTCTAGCCCTTTCCAAATATAAAGAATCTGGCATATTAATTTGACTGATGACTTTTTTCTTACCACCATTTAATTTTCCAACTTTATAATTAGTAATAATTAATTCATTAATAGGTCTATCATGTCCACCCTTTCCTGGATTAGTATATTTAGTTTTAATAGTATAGATATTATAATTCTTAAACAAATCTCTAGCTTCTTTAGAATCATTATAACTAATCATAAATAGACCCTTTATATTTTTAACAGCATCATAAATATGTTTAATATCTAATAAATCGTGTTTATATAAACCATCACTATCTTCATAAGGAGGATCCAAATAAAAGAAACTAGTAGGACTATCATATTTTTTAATTAAGTGAAGATAGTCTTTATTTAATATAGTAACATCTTTTAATCTATCTTGATATTTATTACCAAAATTAGAATTAATATATTCACGACCATCATATGAAGGTTTTTCAATATTACCAAAAAATGACAATCTAAATAATTTTAATAATCTAATAAACTTACCATATTCACTTTTTGGTTTATCATTTAATATTTTCTCATATTTATCCTTATTATAATTTCCATTAATATCTTTACTAATAGTAGAACCATTATATTTTTTCATACCCATAAATATTTTACAAATATTACTATCTTTATCATTTATAATTTCCTTTACTGATGGATTTTTATAAAAGAATATAGAACCACCACCTACAAAAGGTTCAATATAAGTCATATTCTCATAATCTTTAGGAAAGTATTTATTAACTATTTTTTTCTTTAAAAGATTCTTACCACCAACTCTACTAACAATAGGACTTAAACCACCACTTAATGCCTTTTGTAATTTAGTACCAGATTGTAAATTTTTAATATCCTCTTGAATATTAGGGTCATATTGTGCAAGCCCTTTTAATCGACCCATAAACAACTCAGCATTTTCTTCTCCCAATGTTTTAGCATTCATTAACATATCTTCATATCTAGCTTGATTTTCATTAATCCATTGTTCACTTCTTTCACTACTAGTTTGTGGTCTGAAAGCTTTATAAGTTTCAGTAACCAGTTTATTAATAGGTAAAAATTCAGCTCCAATATCTGCAATATTAGTTAAAGTATCATTTAATCCCTCAAAAAACTTTTCACTACCACTCATTTTATCTTTCCTATCTTGTTCTTGTTTTTGTAAATTTTCCAAATTCTTTTTAGCTAACGGAACAGCCATATTATTAATATAATCTTGAACAGTTCTATTTGCTGGATCAAAAAACTCTTTATTTCTAATCCCCAAAGTATGTTCAATAGTTCCATCAGCATAAGTAATATCCCATCCACCAGTTGGGAAGTTAAATCTAGCACTTACAGCAGGAGATCCGCCTTTACTATAAACATCTTTTAAATCAGTAATAGGCGGTTGATTATGATAGAAGAACTTTTCTTCACCTTCGGCTTTAGTACCATCTTCAATAAATTTCATAAAAGCATCTTGCTCTTCTCTAGTATTATAAACACCCATAATATCATTTAATGATAAATGTCCAAATACATGTCTTTGTAAATAATCAGTTCTTTCATATTGCTTATTATAGGCATCAAATTGCGCTCTTCTTCTAGCTTTACCCTCTTCTGTAGGTTCTAAATCAATCATTCTTTGTTGATTTTTTAGCCCCTGTTCATAACTATTATAACCCCCTTTTAAATGTTCACTAATTTGAATAGCTTTCATTTGTTTGACAGCTCTCTTTTTAGGAAGACCTTTTTTTGAGAAACATTTTGAACTATTTACTTTGCACACCTTAAATAAACCATTTTCAACTGGTTGAATTTCATATGGCATCTTATTATATATATAATATAATAAAATAAAATTAAAATAAATACTTTAAGTCAGATTTTGTCAGTTTTTACCTCTCCCCTTTTTAATCTTAGGCATATTTTTAATCGCTGTCATCATAGGCATTCCTTCACCCTCTTTAATAGAACTTAATATATTTCTTGAACCTTTACTTTTAGAAAGACTTTTTTGAGATTTTGGAGTCATCTTTTTAATACTGTCACCTATTTTTTTAAGAATACTTCTTTTATCAATTTTTTCAGATTTTTTACCCAAATCAAAGGCTTCAACCCTTTTACCAGCATCAGGACTAATAGTAGCTTCAGTAACGGACTGTTTTCGTAAGATAGGATTAATAGTATCAGATTGAACAATTTCACCTTTAGAATTAGCCACAACCCTATCAACACCACTTCTAGTTAAATGATATTTATTTTTGGAAGCAACAACAGGAACTTCACCAGAAACAACTTTAATATCCTCCGGTTTTAAACTTTTAATAGCACTTCTAGCACTACTTTTCAAAGCTTTATAATCAGGTTCGTTTTCTTGTTCAATAGCTTCTTTAGTACACATTCCCGCAATATCTTTTAACATTTTAATAAGTCTATCGTGTTCTTTAATATAATCAGCTTTATCCATAACAATTTTCTCACCTTCAATAGCTCCACCAGTGATTTTATTAAAAACTCCCGCTATATCGGTTACAAAGTTAGCAACTTTGCCTGCTTTACTACCTAACAAATCACTTACATCTTGCATAATAAACTTTTGTAAATCATCAGTTAATAAATCAGACCCTTTTAACAATCTACTTACAAATATTTGACAATTATTATCTTTGTAATTATATTCATAAAATTTATATCCAGGAATCCATAACTTCATACTATTATTTACCAATTCATTTAATGTAATATTTCTGTTATAAGGAACTTTCATATATTCACTATCTTTACTGGATTTAAATTTATCATCAATATTAATAGTTTCATTTTTTTCTAATATAATTTTCTTACCACCTTCAACTTCAGCAATTAAACCTAAATGAAATAATTCATCATATTTAAAATTACCACCAAGTCCCTTTAATACTTTCTTAATTAGACTATTAATAGGAGTTCTAATAACACTAAGTTCAACTATTTTTTTATTACCATATTTTTCAAGTGTATTGTTACTGGTATTATTAAATTTATCATTTTTACTAAAAATACCTTTTACTTTCTCAACCCCTTTTTTTAACCAATCAAAAACACCACCACCTTCTAAATGTTTAAATTCAGGTTTTAATTTACCAAATACTAAAGTAATTTTATCATTTATTTTTTTACTTTTAAAAGATTTCTTTTCAAATTTAGTTTTAGGGATATTTCTAAATCTATGATGCATTTTAGTTTTTCTATGAAATAATTTTTTCTTACCAGAAATTTCTCTAGCCAGTTTTAAAGCCTCTTCCATAGGTAAATCACTATTAATTAAAACAGCATGTAAACCGAAATCAGTATGAGGAGCACCAAATCCCAACCATCCAAAATTTTGCTTTAAAATTGGATTACTACTAGCACCAGGGGCGAATTGTTCAGCAGTATTATGCAACACAGCCCCAGTACTTCTAACTAAATCAACACCAGTTTGAATACCACTTAATAACTTAGCCAATCCTTCGGCACCAAAAGCTCCAGCAATATCACTAGCTTTACCAGCTTGATCCGCAACATCTAAAGTAGCCTTTAATCCATCACTTAAATTTCCACCTTTTAATTTTTTTTCATTAACCTTTAAATTTTCTTGTGATTCAGATACTAATTTTTCTAACATTTTTAGAATATCATCATCACTTTTACCCTCTAATTGTTTATCAACTCTATCTTCAATATTTTTAATATTTTTTTCATCAACTGATTTTTTACCTTTAGATTTTATAGTTTTACCTTTTTTAACTTTTTTCTCTTTTTTAAAAACATCTAAATCTTCAGTAGTAATATTTCCCTTACTACCTTTTTCAAATAGTTTTTTCATTTTTTCAATTTCATCTAATTGTTTTTTAGTTAATTTTCTATCTTTCTTTTTATTAGTTTTATAAAATTCAATAGTTTCTTTAGGAATTAAATCTTTCATAGAAGAAGGCATTTTCATAATTTCTTTATAAGCTTTAGTAAAATCAGCCTTTTGACTAGAAGTATAAGGAGCTTTCATTTCAAAGTTTTCACCTTTATGCTTAATAATATCACCTTCAATATGTAAATGATTTTTAATATTTTTTAAAAGGTCATCTTTTTTCATTTTTGAATAACCTTTAATTTTATAATGTAACTGATATTTTTTAACAATATCTTTTAATTGTGCAAGAGATAAATCTTCAAATAACATTTTATATATATTATAATATTATAAAAAAAATTATCACATATTAATATATATAAAATGTCAACGGCTGAAATTATTGATAAGACTACTGGAAAGATTTTAGAAGAGTTTTTACCATCTCAAACCATTCCAACTTTATCCCAAATTTTGGAAGTAAGTGATGATGCATCAGGAAATAATATAATAAATTTAAATAATTTAGAAGTAACTAGTTTATCAAATGCATCAAATTTAATAACAATTTCTAATGCATCATTACAATTAGGAGAAATAACATTAAATTCTTTAGATAGTACAGTACAATGTGCAACATTAAATGTTTTAAATCCATCAGGAAGCATAATAGCTACTATTGATGAATCTGGACAAGTAGTATGCGAACTATTAACTTTAAATGAAGATGGTATTCAAGTATATTCAACTCAAGCAGGAACATTAATATTAGGAAATCAAAAAACAGGATTAATAAAAGTATCAGATGGAACACTAACAGGACAAATATATGATACAGCAATAAATCCACCAGTAATAATATCATCAGGAACTATGAATTTAGGACAATTTAATCCAAGTCCAGCAACTCAATCACCTAAAACAATTTATACTTTTACAATTCCAGATTCTCAAACTGTAAATTATATGGATTTAAATATATATTTTCAATCTGGACAATTTGTAAGTGAACAAGGTGAAAATTATACAATTAATTTTTATTTATCAGATACAAATGATGGAGCAATAGATACAACTAAATGCATCCCATTAGTATTTACATCAGTAAACCCCCAAACTGATTTATCAACATTTAATACAAATAATAATAGAATAAGAATAGTAGTAGAAAATGCAGTATCAGAAATATATTTAGTATTTTCATTAACAACTGGAAATCCTGCACTATTAGAAAATGCAGTAATTAATTATCAAATGACAACAGGAAATTTTTCTTATAAAGATATTTAATTTTTTTTTATCATATTATAATATATATAGAAATGTCAACGGCGGAAATAATAGATAAGTCAACAGGTAAGATTTTACCTGAATTCTTACCTCCTTTCGGAACTGTAACAAGCCCCCTAGAAGTTAAATCTAGTAATGGAGAATATCAAATAACTCTACAACAAGATGATTCAGGAAATGCATATATTTATAGTTATACTACAGATGATACAGAAAAACCAGGTGATTTACAAATAAGAAATATAAACCAAGGAAATATTATTTTAGAAACTGGAAATTCATCATTAAGATTATCAAGTGATGGAGTTGGTGGAACTATAATAGATACACAACCAGATGGAGGAAATTTAGAATTTAATGTTAGACCAGATTTCCAAAATGGAATATACATATCAAATACTACAAGTGGTACAGAAATAAGTCAAGTAGATGAAAAATTAGAAATTCAACTAGGAGGAAATACCATAACAATGGAACCAGATGGAACCATAAATGCAGAAGGTGTTACATTTGGAACTTCAAATTGTGAAGTAACTTATGGAACAAATAATATTCAATTAGTATCAACTGCAGGAGAATTTAGTGTAACTGATAAAACTTCAGTTGGTACAATTTATGATACTCATTTTAATCCACCACCAAAAGCAAGTTATGAACAAGGAACATCCCAAACAGGAACAACACTAGCTACAACAGTTTATAATTTTACTCCAACAACAACAGGATTATATGTATTTCAATTTTTTTGTGAATTAGGTGATAGTCCTAATATTAATAGTCTAGAAATTTATGCAAATGTTGAAGGTTCAGCAACAATTATAAATTTTTCATCATTATATTATCCAACACCAGCAACTCCCACATCTTTTGATAATGCTATTATGTTATCAACTGGATTTTTGAGATTAACAGCAGGAACAACCTATCAATTCCACATAGCTCCTGGAACAACTTGGAATATAGGTAATACAGGCGAATACGGATATCAAATCATATCTTTTTAAAATTAAATATTATAATTTTTTTTTATCAAATTATAATATATATAGAATGTCAAACATTGAAATAATTGATAGGTCAACAGGTAAAATTTACCCTGAATATATTCCATCAAGTGGAGGCGCTTTAACTTTGGCGGAAGTTTTAAAAAATGGAAATACTACTGAAGGTACTAAAATTATAGCCACTTTTGGTGCAGAAGGTGAAGGAGGTATTCAAACTGATAAATTAGATACAAATGTAATTACAAGTTTAAATACTGGAGAAGTTTTTATTGATTCAAATATTGGAATAGCAGAAGGAGGAAAAATTCATTATAATGGAGCTATGATTCTAGAATCGCAAATTAATGAATTTGAGATAAGAGGAATTCAACAATCAACAGAAGCAAAATCAAATGTTCTAGCTTATGACTTAGAAACTAATAAAATTACATGGCAAAATGCAGGAGCTGGATCAACAGCAGTAAATTCAATAAGTAATTATCCAGCAGATAATTCAATAACTATTTCACAATCAACTGGAGCAGTAGAAATTAAACTATCTGATAAAGGAACTATAGGAACCTATACAACTCCAAGTTCAATGACTGTAGATAATCAAGGTAGAATTACACAAATTATTAGTGGAACTCCAGTTAGTAATTGGGCTACATTACCAGCAGTTACAGCAATTAATGCAGGAAACAATCCTATTACAAATTGTACAGGATTATCATCAACTGGCTATATATCAATAGGAACTTCAGACCCCACAAAAGAAATAATAATAGATAGTCAAATGAGAATAAATAACAAACCTCTTATTCTAGCAGGACTAAATGCACCCCTTCATGCAGTTGGAGGAACATCAACAACGGGAACAATAGGACAAGTATTATCATCTCAAGGTGATAACGCAACCCCCGCCTGGATAAATTCAGTGAATAATATTACTTCAGGAACAAATATTAATGTAGATAGTACAAATCCATTAAATCCAGTAATTAATCTAAACATTAGTCAACCAGTTAGATTAAATAACAATCCAGGAACAGCGGGACAAATATTAACATCAACAGGAACAAGTACAGCCCCCATTTGGTCGGATAAACCATCAGGAGCTGAAAACTGGAGTTATTTTCCAGCTGTTAGTAATGTAGATATCGATAATAAGGATATTAATAATTGTGGAGATATTAATTTTAAAAGTGGTGGAAGAATTGAAACAGATAATATAAGTGGATTGATAATTGAAGCACCCCTAGGGGCTATAACAACAAAAATAAATAATAATAATAAATTAGAAATAACAGAAACTAATATATCAACTCAAGTTCCCTTAAATATGAATCAAAATGCAATTACAAATGCATCTAGTGTTAATTGTGATTTAGGGCAACAATTATTATTAGGAACAGCAAATAATAATGTTAATATAGATGATACAAACGGTTTAATAGAAGTAAAAACAGGAAACTTAAAAATAAATAGTTTAACATCAGCTCCATCAACTTTAACAAATGTAATGAGTTATGATCCAAACTCCAAAAGAGTATATTATCAACCAGGTTCAACTGGTGTAGTTGAAAGTGTAAATGCTGGTTCTAATATTTTTGTAAATAATAATGATAATAAAAATCCAATAGTAAGTTTAAATGTAACATCAGATATCGATATGCAAAATCATAATTTAAATAATGTAACTTCAATAAATTCATCTGGAACATTAGATATTAATTCAAATCAAAATTTAACTTTAAATTCAATAAATGGAAATGTAGATTGCCTTAGTGATTTAAGATTACCAGGAAAAAAATTAAAACTATTAGGAGCAACAGCTTCTTTAAGTGTTGGAAATAATGAAGGTACAATCGGACAAGTATTAACATCACAAGGCACAAATGCAACACCAGCATGGACAACTCCAACAAACTATACAGGAGGAAACAACATTGCAATAATTCCATCTGGAAATGATAAATTAATATCATTAAGTGTTACAAATGATATTTTAATGAACCAAAAAAAAATAACAAATGCAAGTACAATTGAAACAACAACAATAAAACCAGTATTTGTTCAAGCAGTAGCACCAAACACAGCAGTAGTATTTCAAAATGATATTAATATGGGTAGTAATAAAATAACATATGCATCAAATATTGATGGAAATGGTTCAATTTCTATAGGAGATTCAACATATGCAAATGCAGGAATATTAGTAGATAAAGCAAATGGAAATCAAGTATATCTTTATGGTAATAAATTAAATATCAATATGACCCAAGATTTAAAAATAAATGGAACACCTGGTGATTCTGGTCAAGTATTAACTTCTCAAGGTTTAGGATTACCAGTAAAATGGTCTACAATTGATACTGGAGTAGTAGATACAATAACAGCAGGAACAAATATAGGAGTAAATTCAACAGACCCCAAAAATCCCACTGTTTCATTAGATGTAACAGGAGGTATAGATATGGCAAATCAACCATTATCAAATGTAGGAGAAATAACAACAGCAGGAGTATTAAATATAACTTCAGATGATGCTTTACAATTAAAATCAAATTTATCATATATTAATACAACTTCAGAAAACTTATCATTTAATACAACTTCAGCAACAAATATTAATTCTGGAACTTTAAATTTAGGATTAACAAAAGAATTAAAATTAAATAATAATTCTGGAAGTTCAGGACAAGTATTATCTTCACAAGGTGCAAATTTACCACCAGTTTGGACTAATATAAATACTGGTGTTGTAGATTCTATTTCTGCAGGAACTGGAATTAGTGTAAATTCTTCTAACCCAGAAATACCAATTATTACAAATACAGGTGTTACAGCACTTTCAACAAGTGGTACAGGCATTAGTGTATCAGGTTCAACCGGCTCAATTGTATTACAAAATACAGGTGTGACAAGATTAACAGCCGGACCAAATGTATCACTATCTGGTTCAACCGGCGATATTACTATTTCAGCAACAGGAGGCGGTGGTGGCGGTGGCGGAACTGTTACTTCAGTATCAGGAGGAACTAATATAACAGTAACAAATGGAACAACAACTCCTACAGTTTCTTTTAATCCTACAAATGGTTTAAATATGAATTCAAATGCTATAACAAATGCAACAGCAATTAATAACATTACATTTTCAGCACCAAATACTTATGTAGATGCAACAAATGGAGGATTTATAGTTTCATCATCTGGATCAGAATTAATAAATATAAATAATACATATTTACAATTAAAAAGAGCAATTCAAGCAATAGAACAATTGCAATTATTTAAAGATATATATACAAGTGGTTCATCTGGAACAACAGGTCAAGTATTACAAAGTAATGGCGCAGGTGTAGCACCTCAATGGGTTAATATGATTTCAAACCAACCAATAACAGGAGGAAGTGTTCCCATTTTAGGTGATAGTAATGGTTTTGCAACAGCCATTGATTTCAATTATTATTATGGTGGATATATTGTATAATAAGAATCTAAATTTTATAAATATATTATATTAAAAAAAAATATAATATTATAATATATATAGAATGCCTAACGGAATAGGTTTACCCCCGCAAGATAATAACCCAGCAACAGGTTCAATTCATGAAGGTTATATGGTTTATAATACAACACAATCATTATATACTGGAGTTTTACCCAAAGTAGGAAATCAAGAAATTATAACAGATTCAAGATTACAAGTACCTACAAATAATAATGGTAAAACAGGTAATTTTTTAGTTTGGACAGGTGGTCCAGTAGATCCAAGTGGAAATATATTAGGTGGAAAATGGCAACAATCACAAGATGGTCAAATATTTGGTGAAAATGGTGTAGCCGGAATGACAATAAACGGAACATTACAATTTATAGGAACAGACCAAGTTACTCTTTGTACTTCCGGCAATGAAGCATTTCAACCAAGTTTACAAGTTGAACCAAATGATATAAATTTTAATTTACCAATTGATGAAGATGGTATTAGATCCCAAGTAAAAATAAATCAAGTGAAAGGTCAACCTTTACAAGTAATTGGTCAAACCACTAATGATTATTTAGGTTGGTTAACTGTAACTGATTTAATTCCATCATTACAAAAAAATTGCCATTATGTAAATGCAGAATCAACAATATCAACTTTAGACCAAGCTTTACAAGATGTGGGAACTCAACAAAGTCAAGCAATATTTTTTACACCAGGAACATTTTCAGGAAGTTATGAATTAAATAATAAAAACTTACTGGCATTAATTGGTCCAGCTGTAGCAGATACTAAAACTATGTGTCAATTAGAACAATTTACAGTAAATAATACCTCTCAAAGAATCAGAATTTCAAATATTCAATTTACCGGAGTTTTAACATTAAACTCTTTTGGAAATAACTATTATTCAGGAATTAATAAAACTAATATGGGAACTTCAATAGATGGAACTGGTAATCATTATTTTTCTGATTGTGAATTTTCTGGAATTATAAGCGTTCAATCAACTTTCTCAGGAATAATAACTTTTAATAATTGCAATTTTACTGGTTCTAATATTTTCTTATATCAATCAAGTCCATCACAAGTTTATTTTAGTAATTGTTTAGGATTTGGAACTAGACCTACAAATGCAACATATTTAAGTTTTAATGCAAATGCAAATTTAACAAGTACACAAAATGCAACTGATATTCAAACATCATATATTACCTTACCAACTGGTAAAGGTACAGCAGGACAAGTATTAACATCTCAAGGAGATAATCAACCTTTAATCTGGAGTGCTGGCGGAGGTGGTGGTGGCGGTATTTCAGAAGTAACTGCAACAGCACCTTTAAGTGTAACCGATGGAACAACAGCACCAAATATTTCATTAAATACTAGTGCAATTACTTCAACATTAATAAAAGAAATAGAAAGTTTAGATAATTCAATATCAGTAGCATATTTACCAAATCCAACAGGAAAAACTGCACAAGTTTCAATAGCAGATATAGGAACTCAAGCACTTTATCAAAATATTCAATCATTACAAACAAATAGTAAAGGTCAAGTTATTTATGCAACAAATTATCCATCAGGTCAACCTGTAATAAGTGTATCTGGAGGTCAAGGTATTTCAATAATTGGAGACCAATATCCTCAAATTAGTAACTCAGGAATTTTAAATATAAATACTAATCAAGGTATATCATCAACAGGAGGTCAAAATCCCATATTATCAAATACCGGGATTTTAAGTATGAATGTAGGTCAAGGTTTATCATCAACAGGAGGTCAAAATCCCACTATTGAAAATACAGGTGTAAGACAAATATTTGGTGGTCCAGGTATTATAACAGATAATACAACTGGTGTAGTTTCGTTAACAAATACTGGTGTTACAAATATAGCAAATATAGGAACTGGTTTGTATTTAAGTCAACAAAGTGGAAATGTTCAAATTCAAAATACTGGTGTTACTGAATTAGTAGCCGGATCAAACATTTCATTATCTGCAAATACAGGTTCTGTAATTATTTCTGCATCTGGTGGAGGTGGTGGTGGAAGTGGTAATGTATATCAAAATAATGCTAATGGCGGAAGTGTTGCTATAGACTCATTAACTCCAAGTAATGGAAGTATATTTTTAGGAAATAACGGTGCAAATATCAAAACAGTTCAAAATAATAATATTGTAATGGGTCAAAACATGATGAATTATATAGCACCACCACAAGGAAATTGTACAAGAAATGTCGCAATTGGTTGCTATTCAGCTCAAAATGTAGACCCCACAACTCAATTTGAAGATGCTGTTTTGTTAGGAACTAATGCCTTTGACAATCCAGTTCCAGGAAATTATAATTTAGGTGCTGTAGCAATTGGAAAAATGGCTTGCGCTTATGGTGGTGGTCATCAAAGTGTTTGTATTGGTCAAGAAGCTGGTATTGCTCAAAATGGCGCTAGATGTGTAACAATTGGTACTTATTGTAATCGTGGTGGTTATGGTTATGGCAATATTTCAATTGGTGATAGTGCTTTTGATGATGGTGCAGGTGGTGAAACAAATATTTGTATTGGTGTTCAAGCTGGTGTTCATTTAAGAGGTGATAGAAACATTATAATCGGTACTGGAGTAGGTCAAGGAACATACGGACCAAACTTTTGGAATACAAGTAATATTACTGCAATTGGTTATCAATATAACAATCCATCTTCAAATGGAACAGATTCATTATATATGGATAATGGAAATGCCATTTGTGGTATTTGGAATACTAATCCTCAACCAATTACTGCTGGAACTCCAGTAGTTGATATAACTGGTGATTTAAAAGTAAGCAACTTATCACAAACTGGCGATATTGAATTAACAAATGCTTCAACTGTGGATATTGCTGGAAGTTTATTCTTAAGAGTAAAAATAAACGGAACTGTATATAGAATCCCTCTATTACCAGATGTTTAAATTTTTATTTAATATTAATTAATTAAATTAATATTAAAGAATATCAATATATTTACTTACTATTTGGTCATAATTTAGTTTTTCTTTTTTTTTAATATCTTTCATAAGTTTATGAAAAGTTTTTAAATCTAATCCATATTCTTTTAAACATAAAATTCTCATACAACAAAAACGACCACAAGTTTTAACATCAGGAGTTTCTTTTTGATAATCAAAAGGATTGTAAATAATTTTAGAATCACATTTATCAAATAATAAACTTAATAAAGGTTTAGATTGTCCTAATTCTTTCCTTTCTTTACAAGAAATCCAAGTTAGATTCTTATCAGGATAATTTCCATAACTATCAAAATATTCAATAATATTATTATATCTTAATACACAAATCCAATGACCATTACTAGGACTATCTTCTACTAATAAAATACAAAAATCAATACTATTAGGTAATAGTTCTTCTATTGACTTATATTTATCTAAATCAGAATATATCATAATCTTTGCATTTGGTAAATAATGTCTTATATCAGAATCATCTAAGGGGCTTTCAACTATCTTATTCAATTTACTTGACTTCATATATATATTTATATTAGATATTTATATTAAGATTATGTTTTTTACTTTTAAAATGATGGCTTCTATTAGTATGTGTATAACAACCATCACAATCATCACATTGAAACCACATATTCTTTTTTCTATTAATTTCATCCCAATTGTCTAAATGATATTCTTTAGGAGTTCTAGTTTCAATTCTTTTATTAACACAAATATAATCATCATCATCTTTAAATTTTTGGATATAATATCTTTCTCTAATTGTTAGTTTATCATAATCATCAATAGTCTCTAAAACTTCAAATTCAAACCATTTATGTTTTATAATTTCAAAACTAGTTAAATAATTATTGGACTTATTATTTTTATAAAGTCTATAGGCTCTTAAATGTTGACTAATCCTTCTTCTTAATTTATTAGTAGTAGACCCAATGTAAATTTTAAACTTACCAGTTGCTAAATCGTCTGTCACAATTTTATAAATGAACATTTTTTATATATATTATAGATTAGAAAATAATTTTTGTTATATTTTTATTATATTTTTATATAATTTTTATAAATTTATTAATTTTATATTTTTATTATATCTTTTTTGATAAAAATAAATTTATTTTTATAAGAATTTACAATAATTTTACTATATTTTTATTATTTATATTTTTATTTTGAAAAATCAGGTTTTTTTACGCCTTGATTTTAAATATTCTTTATATTTTTCTGTTTTATAATATTTTTTCATATAATTATCCATATATTTTTTATATTTAACAATATCTAGACAATTTGGATTTATTAAATTCACAACTTTATATTCATCCGATTGATTTTTATAATAATTTATATAATATGATTCTTTATTTAACATTTCTCTTTTATCACAATTTCCTAAGTCTTCGACTAAACTCATTTCATACCAATTTTTTTTTATTAACTCATATGCTGTTGTATAATTATATTTACCTTTAAGATATGATTTATAATTTAATTCATGTCTTTTTAGTCTTGTTTTTAATTCACCTTTTGTAGAACCAATATAACATAGAAATCTACCGTCTGGTAAATCTGATATAATTTTATAAATTTTCATTATTATTAAATATATAGAATATTTTAAATTATTTTTTTCTTAAGATATTATATATATTCAATGAATAATTATTTTTCAAATCATTCAACATTGTCAGATAAGTATGACCATAATTACCTAGACCTTTCAATAATCAATAACGACACAACCGGCACAAATCCACCTATTAATTTAGTTTTTAATGAAACTCGTAATAGTCCCTATCTATATAATCCTAGTGAGTACTATATGTCTATTGTTCGCTTTAGTTTAGATACTCCTTCATTACCAGTATTTATTCCTCAAGTTGAATTAAAACAAACAGATGTTAATAAAACTATTTATAGTTTTTCTATGACCTATAAAACTTACACTTATCAACAATATATATCTTGGATTCCTCAAGATTTAACACAACCTTTACCTAATGCTCCTTTAGATGTACAAGATTTTACAAGTGAATATTATTTTTGTTTTAACCATTCTCATTGGATTAGATGTATTAATACCGCTATTGTAAATTGTTTTAATGGATTAAAGGCTTTAGTTGTAGCAGGTGGTGATGTTTTACCTACTAATAATAGCCCCTTTATGTCTTATGAAAGCCCTTCTAGTATTACTAGTTTATATTTTGATAAGGCGGGTTTTGATAGTTCTCTAACTAACCCTATTTCTTTTTATATGAATAGTCCTTTGTATACTTTATTTAGTTCTTATGATGTTTATTATTTAGGTTATCAAAATGTGGCTAATGGATTGAACTATAAATTTAATGTATATAGTAAAAATGGATTGAATGAAGTTCCTATTACTAATCCATCTAGTTACACAGCTCTAAAAATGGTTCAAGAATATAATACAACTGCATTATGGAACCCAGTTCAAACTCTTGTGTTTACAAGCGCATTAATGCCTGTTGCACCTTCTATGGTGGGGCTCCCTAAAGTTTGGAATTCTTATGCTGATTTACTTGGAAATGGTGTTAACAATAACTTAAGTCCTATTATGACTGATTTAGAAGTACAAATGACAACAGGTAATGATTATAAACCAAATGTATTATATAATCCTCTGGCTGAATATAGATTACTTGATTTACTTTCTAATAGTCCTGTTAATGCTATTGAAATTTCTTGCTTCTGGAAAACTCAGTTTGGTAATTTAATACCTTTTAAACTATTATCTGGTTGCAGTGCAAGTATTAAAATATTATTTAGAAAAAAATCAGTGGGGGTTGCGAAATAAAAAATATAAAATATATAAGAAATTTAAGATTTTTTTTAAATTATTTTAATTATAAAAAAATATTTTTATAATTATTATCTAAACTTAATTATATATAAAAATGTCAAGTGCAGACTTTAAAAAGGTTCTAGTTAAAGATGACAGACTAAATGTAAGTGACTCTCTTTCCTTCGCTGTTAAAAAAGGTGGTCAAAATGTAACTGTAGCCAAATATAAGGCTCTTAGTGCTACTACTACATCCCATGTATTTAACATTGTTGTGCCTAACGAAGCTACCATTATAGATAGACGCGCACTCTGGAATGCTACTTGTACCTTAAAAATTCAAGGTATCCCAGCTGTTGGTAAGTATCTAGTAAACTATGGTTATACTGATGCCCTTGCTCCTTTCCCTCTGCAATCCACTGCTACTGTAATGAGTTCTACCATCAACAACACTACTGTTTCCGTAAACATTGATGATGTAATGCCTGCTTTACTCCGCATGCATGATGCCCGTCAACTTGCCGCACTCAACAGTATGACTCCTACTATGTTTGATAGTTACAAATACTATTCTGATGCTGTTGGTGCTATTAATAACCCCCTCGGTTCTTTCTTCAATGCTCAAGATAATGATTTACTTCCCCGTGGTGCTTTTGGTGATGTAGTTGTAGGTTCAACTTATGTCGGTGGTGTAGTTGATGGTGCTCAAGTAGTTGGTGATGGTACTACTCTTCAAACTACTTATGTACAATTTACCACTTCTGAACCTCTACTCGGTTTAAGTCCTTTTATCTGGTCTAATGATGGTGCTACTGCTGGTATTTATGGTGTTACCAATATGTCTTTCCAATTCAACTTAGGTAACGCAAACCGTGTATGGAGAACTGCTTCCAATATTCCTAGTTACTCTGTGCAATTACAAGAATTTAACAACTCTCAATTAATCTTCAACTACTTAACTCCCCATGCAAGTGATTTAATGCCTGCAAGAAACATTGTTCCTTACCTAAACTTACCTCGTTTTATCAGCCCTGCTGTATCTATTGGTGCTGGTGTTAAAGGTGTTACTATCTCTTCACAATCTCTACAATTACAAGAAATTCCTGATAAACTCATTTGTTTTGTAAGAAAAGCAAAGCGCAATATTACTAACCAAGATTCTGATAACTTCTTACCTATCAAAAAGGTAAGCATCCAATGGAATAACAACTCTGGTATTCTCTCAACTGCAACTCCTTACAATCTTTATGAAATGAGTAAAAAGGCTGGTTGTAATGAAAACTGGCTGGAATTCAGTGGTTCTGCTAATGTTGTAGATAATACTACTGGTGTAGGTTCTGTTCTCCCAACTGCAGGTTCTATGCTTGTATTGGATTATGCTGAATCTATCCAATTAGTTGAAGATTGGTTCAGTCCTGGTTCTCTCGGTGCATTTAACTTACAAATTGATGTAACTGTAGATTCCAACGCTACTACTAATGAAGATTATGAACTTGTATTAGTAACTGTACAATCTGGTATCTTTGTATGTGAACGCGGTCAATCCAGTGTATACACTGCATTACTCAGCCGTCAAGATGTATTAGAAGCCTCTGAACAAAAACCTTATTTCAAACAAGATGTTAAGCGCATGATTGGTGGAGGTTTCTTAGATGGTCTGAGAACTATGGTTGGTAAACTTGCTCCCCTTGCTAAAGGTGTCCTAAGTGGCATTGACCACCCAGCCGCTCGCATAGGCAAAGAAGCCCTTTCTCTAGCTGGTTATGGTGTAAGTGGAGGTGCTGGCAAGATGTCTAAAAGAATCGCTTAAATTAATTATTTTTAGTTAATTATAATATTTTATCATATAATATTATAATGAATCAAATTGATTATACTGATGAATTAGAAGATATCCTAAAAAAGGAATCTGAAATAAGTGAATCAATGTCGATATTACACAAAAAATGTTTTAGTAAGTTTAATAAATTTTCAGTTTTTATAAATATTCCTGTTATTGTATTAAGTGCTTTTGTTGGTTTTTTAAGTCCATTGACTTTATTTGACCATCAAGCTATTTTTTTAGGTAGTCTTAGTATTTTTATTGGTATTTTGAAAACTTTAGATAGTTATTTTGACTATACAAAAAGAAGTGAAACTCATAGAATCATAGGATTGAATTATTTAAAAATATCTAAGTTTATTCAGATCCAGTTAAGTTTAGAAAGAAAATATAGAATTAGTGCTAATGATTTATTAGATTTAATTATTAATGATTTGGCTAATTTAAGAGACCAAGAGCCTGCGATTACTAAAGATGTTATTAAGGATTATAATGAACAGTATAAAGATGAAACTACTACGAAACCTCCTATATGTAATGGATTAACTAATATTATCATTAATAAAAAACAATTAATGGATAAAGTTTCTATAGCTATCGATACAGATGGTTTAAATAATTTAGAAAATGATAATAAAATAATTAATAAAGATATAGCAATTTTAAATAAATCTAAACCTTGGAAATAAATTTATAATAAAATAATATCTAATTATAATATATAATAAAAATGACTAATTATGATTCTGAGTATAATGAAAAGATTCTAAGAGATTTAAGAAGTATGCAACAAAAATATATTCGTAATGAACCTATTAATATTTATGACTTAGAAGGACACGGATTAAGTGGTGGTTGTAAATGTGAAAGTTCTGATAGTGAGGGGGAAGCTGAATATAAGAAAGGTGAAGGTAAATTCCACTGTGAAAAAGCTACTGGTGCCGGATTCTCTGGTGGGAAAAAAAGAGGTAGAAAGCCTAAAAGTGGCGGTAATCAGATTAATAAGCTTTTGGAAACTGTAGCAAGTGAAAAGGCTAGAAGTTATGACTTAAAAGAGGCGGGGGTTGGGTCTGGTAAAAAAGAAGATATGGTTGCTTTATTTAATAAAATTATGGATAGTAAACATTCTCCAGGTGACAAAGAAACTAAATTAATTGCTTTCTTTAAAAAATTCCCTGAATTAAATATTTCTGAAAGTATGATTGCTGGATTAATGGATAGAAAGAATCCCCATGAAGTTGCTAGGGCTTTAACTGATATAGTTCATAGTTATAAAGGTGGTAGTAATGTATCTATGGTTGTTATGAAAGAAAAGCCTAAAAGGGGAAGGGCTGATGCTGTTGTAGTTAAAAAAATTGTTGATGAAGAGAAAAATATTGAGAAAAAAATGGAAGGTGGTGCTAAAAAACAAACTCCTTGGATGGCTTTACTTGCAAAAGTAAGAAAAGAACACCCAGAATTAAAAGGTGTAAAAGCTGTAATTGATTATGTTAAGAAAAATAATCTGTATAAAAAATAATTAAATTTTTTTATGATATAATAATTATCTAATATTATTATATAATAAAATGAGTGTTGCTCAATGGCTAAATAAAAGGCAAAATGAGGCTGTTATTAATGATGAAAAGGTAAGAAAAAATGAGGTTTTATTATCTTTTAAGCATGCTAAAGCATTCCAAGAAGAAATTAAACCATTAAATGAAGGGGATAAGTTTTTTATGTATAAATTTAATAATCTTTATAGCGAAGCTATGTTTGAAATTTCTGCTTATTTACAAAAATATGATTTATATGAACAAGCTATACTTAGTGATAAACAAGATGAAGCCAAATCTTATTTATCAGAATTAGATGATACTGGTAAATTTGTATTAAAATATAGTAAGCTTGCAAACTTTTTAAAACAATATTTAAATAAAGAAACTAGTGCTGTTATTAATCAAGTTTATTTAAAAATGGATGAAATGGGTGATTTAGTTAGTAAAATTTTAGAAGCTGATTATTTTAATGATGATATTGATATTATTGAAAAACAACAGTTAGAAAAAATTAAAAATGATATAATTACAAGATATTATTCTGTTATTGGACACAGTGGTTCAAAAAAAAAATATGAAAGACCTGCTGATGAAGAAGAACAAGAAGATGGTGAAAGTCTAGCATCAGACTTTACTATTGCAGGTTCTGGACATTCTAATCTTAATGGTATTTATACTGGGAGTAGTGTTCCACCCTTCATTTTTAACTGGGAAAAGAATGACCCTTACAGGCACTATTAATTCAATTAATTTTTTTATCTATTATTAATATATAATAATGGATATATTAGAAAGAAAGTTTTATTTACCAGAATTACATAATATAAATAAAATTTTACAATTTAAAAATAATAAAATTGATGTAAAAGGAACTTCTAGTTATAAATCTCAAAAGTATTTTAGTGATTATGATTTATTTAGTTCTATTAAAGGTAATAATAAACCTGAAGATATTTTTAAGGAAGTTCAAAATATTTTTAGTAAAATAAAATCAGATCCGAATTTATATTTTATTGAATTAAAAATACAAAATAAAAATAGTAAGAAAAAGTTTTTTAATATGGATTTTACTGAAAAACAATTTGTTAAAAGTATTAAAGATTTAGATTATATTAAAATTGATTTGATTGCTAGATTTGGTAATATATTTATTGAAGTTAGTATTATTTATAGTTTTAATAAAGAGGAAGCAAATAGTCAAGAGTATATTAATAGTCTTAAAGATGATATTAAAGAGTTAATGAAAGAAGGTAATTATTATAAAGTTCTTAAAAGATACTTCGCACTTTATAAAACTATGGGAGATAGCAAGAAGTTATTAGAGTTGACTAAATATTTTAATAGTGATAAGGGGGCTTTATATCAAAAAACATCTAACTTAAAAGCTTTAAAATTACTTTTGGAAAATTATGATGATGATAATACTATTAAAAAGATTATTATTAATTTAAAAGATATTAAAGAAGAACCCGATTATAAAATAATTAATAAAAATATAAAAAAATATGAAAAAATCTATAATAGTGATGCCAAAAATATTATACAAAAATTTGATTTAAATTAAATATAGTTGATTTTTAAATTTTATTATCTATATTAAATATTATAGATAATATGACTTTCAATTATGATTTAGTAGGTAAACAGTTTGCTGTTATTAAGTCGTCTGATAGTAAAAAGAATAAAGTTGTTAGTATTGCAGATGAAAATGATGCTGACGAGGCTAAAAAATTATTTGATAAAATTGAACTTAAAGATGGTCAAAAGTTTAGTCCTTATCCTGACCCTCAACCTGTGTTAGAGCGTGAAATTGGATATATTACTGGACCAAGTGGTTCTGGTAAGTCTACCTATGTTAAAAACTATGTTAATGAATGGAAAAAACAACACAAAAAAAGTGATGTTTATTTATTCAGTAGTTTGGATCAAGATCCAAGTATTGATGAAGTTAGTCCTAAAAGAATTAAATTAGATACTCTTGTTGAAGAACCTTTACAAATAGATGAGTTTGATGAAGGTAGTTTAGTTATTTTTGATGATGTTGATAATATTAGTAATAAAAAAGTTAGAGATGCTGTTTATGGTGTTCTTAATAACATTTTAGAAATTGGTCGTCATAGAAAGATATGGTGTTTAATTACTAACCATTTACCTACTTTAGGTAGAGATGGTAAAAAGATTATGAATGAATGTCATTTTGTTGTATTCTTTCCTAAAAGTGGTTCTAATGGTGTTAATATGAAAAGATTGTTATGTGATTATTTAGGTATGCCTAATGATTTTATGAAAAAAATGAAAAAAGAAAAGACTAGATGGGTTACTATATTCAAAACTTATCCTAATTTTGTTTTTACAGAAAATAAGGCTTTTATGGCTGATGAAGAATAATTTAATATTATAGTTTTTTTATAATATTAAAATAAATTATTTAGTTTTGGTTTCTTCTAACTTCTTTATTTTATCTAAAAATTGTAAAGTTGGTTCTGGTGTTCCTTCTGGTAAAGGTCTTATTGGCTTGGGGGCTTCTTTCTTGAAATCGGGGATAGGTTTTATTTCTTCCATTATATATTATATTATTAGATAATATTTTATATTAAAAATTATATATAAAAAAAATGGATTTTTAATTAGAAAAATATAATATAAAAAATATCTAATATAATAATATATATAAATAATGAATTTCGAAAATGATTTAATTGAAAAGCTCAAGAGTAAAGGTATTACTGAATCTAGTATTAATCTTTATATTAAAAATCTAAAAAGACTTAATGATGATTTACCACTAAAAAATCTAAACTTTTTAATTAGAGTTGAGGATATTGAAAAAAAATTAGATAAATATAAAATGAATACTAAAAGAAACTATTTAATAAGTATTGTAAGTGCTCTCAGTGTTCTAAAAGATGTTAAAAAATATACTAAACTTTATAAATTATGGACTGATAAAATGATGGCTGTGGTTGATGATATTAAAAAGATTCCTAGTGATGAAAAAAGTAAGCAACAAAAAGATAATTGGATTAGTTGGGATGATGTAATGGCTACTTATAAAAATTTAGAAGATGAAGTTGATAAATTTATTAGTAATAAACAAATTAATGATGCTCAATATAATAAACTATTGGATTATATGGTTCTTAGTTTGTATGTTCTCCAACCACCAAGAAGAAATGCAGATTATCAAAAAATGAATATTGTTAAAAGTTTTAGTAATGCTTTACCTAAAGAAGAGAATTATTTAGTTTATGATAATGATGAATTTTATTTTAATAATTATAAAACTAAAGGAACTTATAACCAACAAATTATTAAATTTAATGAAGATTTGAAAAAGGTTATTAATAAATATCTTAAATTTCATCCTATTCTAAAAGGTAAAAAGCTTGCTAAAACTAGTAATTATACATTTTTAGTTTACAATGATGGGAAACCATTAGATAAAGTAAATAGTATTACAAATATTCTTAATAAAGTTTTTGGTAAGAAAATTGGGGCTAGTATGTTAAGAAGTATTTATTTAACAAATAAGTATGCCGATGTTAAGGATGAAAAAGCAAAAGATGCGGAAATGATGGGTAACAGTGTTAATGAACAAGATAGAACTTATATTAAAACTGATGGTAAAAAATAATTTGTTAATATTAATTAAATAAATTAATATTAAATTATTTAAAGTCTGATGATATTTCCGTATCTGTAGATATCGCACATTCTGATAATTGGGGTGATGGCGGAGGTGCGTTTATTTTGTGTTTTGTTGATTTAAGAGATTGTTTTAAATCTTCTAAACTATTTATCTTTCCCGCTTTTAATTTATTAATAATATGTTTATTAGAATCATAATGATGTGATTTATTAAATATTGAATATTCTTTATTACAAATATCGCATGTGAATTTGTCATCTTTATGTTTATTTATAAATGTTTTATTATAAACTCTTCTTTTTTCTTTAGAAATTTCCATTTTTCTATATATTATTATACATAGAAAAAAAATTTTAAGTATTTTTATTCAATAAATTTAATATAATTTAACCCTCTAGTTACACCATTTCTATAATCTTGGGCTCCTCGTGCCTTTAATAAAATCTTGCATTTCTTAATAGCAAATATTACATTGTTGTTTTTTAGGGCTATTCTTAAATCGTCATTTGTGATTACATCTTTTTTGTCATTTGTGAATTCAAATAAGTTAAATAATTTAGTAGTATCCTCTTCATCTTCTACTGCTTCTAATTCTTGTTTAATAGCTTTAGGATATTCTACTTTATTATTGTAGGCTTCTAGAATTATTAGTAAAAATTCATTTATAACTTCTTTTTGTTTAATGAATTCTTTAATGGTTTCATCTGCTTTG